ATATAAAATATTTTCGTGGTTAATGTTTTTATACTCGGCAAAGGTTTTGTAGGTACTCATATATACAATAGTTTTTCGAAAGAAAATAATTTTCATCTTAATATTGCCAGTCTTAAGGATGTAAATTATTTTGATGAAATAGCTTTAAAAAGATACATACGCGAATCACATCATGATAATGTTAATGATATAGTTATTATTAATTGCTCTGGCTATACTGGTCGACCAAACGTTGATGCATGTGAATCTAATAAAGAGATTTGTCTAGATTACAATACTAAGCTTCCCGTTTTTTTAAGCAATTTTTGCGACAAGTATAATTACTGGTTAGTTAATATTTCTAGCGGTTGTATTTTTACAGGTTATGAAAAAGATTTTACAGAGCTCGATATTCCAAATTTTGGAATGTTTAATCCCATAAGCAGTTTTTATTCAAAAACAAAACATCTAGCAGAAGCTTTAATTAATAATAATGCCGCATCTACATTCCGTATACGTATGCCTTTTTGTGCATATAACTCTGAAAGAAATTATATCAACAAAATTATTAACTATGATAATTTAGTTTGCTATAAAAATAGCATGACGTCGATCGATGACCTTTGTACCTTTACAATAGAATTTCTATTACATCGTTTTTATAAAAATTCCCCCGGTATTTACAATGTTGTTAATGAAGGCGCGCTTGATGGTAAGGATGTTGTTGAGCTTCTTTCAAAATACAATATTATTAATACTAATTGGAGATTTGTAGATATTGAGTCGCTCTCTCTTAAAGCTAATCGTTCTAATTGCGTGCTTTCTACTGATAAAATAAAGAGCTTAGGTCTAGCATTACCTGATTCACGTACATCAATGGAAAGCTGCATAAAGCAGTTAAGTGTATGATCTTTAAAGCATCTAAAGAACATCCACAACAAAGATATATTTACGCGGTTACAAAAGGGGCTTATTTAGGCGAACTTCTCGTCTTTATGACATTAGAGAATGATAGCTTAAGTTTTTTATCATTACCTGATATGAAGATACGTGAAATCCCCCATGACAAATTTGACTACGGCTTAAAAGAAGGTATTGTTGATATTGTCGAAAAACTACCTAAAGATGTTTATGAAACATGTTGTGTGCAATATAAAAAAAATAAAAGTTTGCCTTCCCAGACACCTGAATAAATAGTTACATGAAATTAACTATTGAAACAGTTCTAAGACTCGATACAAGGGAAACCGATGCTTTTACAGTAGCTATTGAAACAGCTGAAATTGTAAAGATCGCCAACGCATCAGGGCCTGCAGCAGCTAACAACGCTATTGATGGCTTTGTATCAAAATATACAGAACAGTTAAAAGCTAAGCTCGCTAAGACACTTAACAAATAATATGGACATTATCGAGCCCAAGATTATAGTATCACCTATCAGCGGTCAACCTGTGAAACCGATATTGAAGACGTATATTCGCGCCGGTAAGGAAATAGTTGAGGCAGAATATATTGATCCCGCCTCAGGTGCTTTTATTCGCAAGGGTGTTGTTTCTGTTAGAGATATTGAAAAAAAATAAGCTTGTAATTACAGGTAATTCCTTTAATATTATTCTGTGCTAATACCGCAAGAATATACTATACAAAAATTCTATCAGTACGCTGGTACGCCAAAATTCAAAAGATTTAGTAACACGTATATCGCTGGCTGTCCTATATGTCATGAAGGTAAGTCTTGGGGTAAAAAACGTAGATGTATTTATATAGTTGATAAGAACGCTATATGCTGTCATAACTGTGGGTGGTATAGCGATGCAACAAAATGGATACAAGAAGTTTCCGGCCTTACATTCAACGAAATCATTCAAGAGGCCCAAAACTATGATGTTATACCAGTAGACGTGCTTAGTGTAGACGAGATACCAAAACCTAAACGTCAGGTTGAACCTCTCCCCACCGATTCAATTAATTTGTTTGATGCGAATCAGATTGAATACTTTAAAGACAATAAGATTGTTAACGATGCACTGGAACTAATAAGAAAGCGTAAAATAGATACCGCTGTTAATCGACCAGAAGCTATCTACGTTTCATTAAAAGACAAGACGCACAAGAATAGAATTATTATACCTTTTTATAGCGAGGATAACGAAGTTATATTCTATCAGTCCCGGGTAATTTATAAGGAAGATATGAAGTTTTATCCGAAATATTTGAGTAAAATAAACGGTGAAAAATCACTTTATAATATTAATAAAATATCTGCAGATTTAGATTTTATATTCATTTTTGAAGGCCCTATTGATGCGTTTTTTGTAAAGAATGGTACAGCTGTTGCAGGTATTCAGGAGAACAGTAATACCAACTTTACATTGCTACAAGAAGCACAGTTAGCATCATTTAAGTTTCATAAAAAGATTTGGGTGTTAGATAATCAATGGCTTGACGATGCAGGTAGAAAAAAAACGCAAAAGCTTATTGAGAGCGGCGAAACAGTTTTTATATGGCCTGAAACTTTTTCTAAATCTTACAAAGATATTAATGAAATGTGTGAAGCAAAAAATCTAAGCGAAATTGAGCCTTCGTTTTTTATTGATAATGCATTTACAGGCTTAAAAGCCCGACTAGTAATGTCTTCTATTACTCGTTAGCAGAAATTAAATAGCCTTTAAGTGATTCGCTGAGCGAACTTAATTCAGCAGCAAGACGTGCAATTTTTTTCTTTTCACTTCTTGCAATATCCTCGAACGTAGAGTCACAAGGTGCAGCATGTAATTGAACTTGCATTGAACTTGCATCAGTACCATTTAAAAATGTAATAAATTGATCTATTTGCCCAATCCATTCTTTAAGCTTTGTTGTCTGTTCACCTTTAACATGATCTACAAGTTCTTGTCTTTTTCCTTCAACATCAAAATCTTCTGGTTTTGCAGTGTTTAATGACTGTGCCATCGCTTCTTTATCTGTTTGAGGTGCATTAGAAGCGGCAGGCGTTGGTTCAACATCATCATTAGCTTCTAAAACTATGCCAAATTTACGTTCGAATAGACTCATAATATTATTTATTGATATAGATTAAATATTTTAGTGAAACGAAAGCTTTTATTTGAAGAGGTTTTAAACTACAATAAATGGACTTCAGGTATTGCTTCAAGAGAGCTTGCAACTCAAAGAGTTACTTTAAAAGATTTATTTGATAAGTCGGTAGATCAAGATCCCAATAGTGCTAAAGCAGATAAGCCCTTACCTTATCCATTGCCTAATGTTATCGGACAGCTTGGAGATCTATATATTAATGCCTGCAACGCACGCATGCTTTTCAAAGCGTCACTTAATAATCCTGTTGTCCAGGAAAATGATGCGGCAAAAGAGCAAGTCATGTCTGTCATTGAAAAGCTTTCCAATATTATTGTTGAGTTAAAAAAAATATTTTACGCTACTGAGAAACCGGTTGCAAAAAAATAAGAAGTCATTATAATATTATAATGTTTAAAAAGTTAGCACTACAGCTATTAGCTTTAATATCCGTTTCACTTTTTTGCGGATTTATTTTTAATACTATACATTTAAATTTTTTCGTTGGTATTTTTATTGGTGCTAGCGCACAAATATTAGGGTTTTATTTATATTCAAACTTACTCAACCTTTACATTATAATAAAAGCTAAAAAGCTTGAGGTTGAAAAATTGCGAGAAATGTCTTTTCAGAGTATTGAAGTCATGTGCCCCTGCTTTAAGCAAGTTACCGATATTGTACCTTTTAGATTCAATACTGCGAATTATTATAAATGCCGGGAATGTAGCAAGACTATAAGCGTGCATACCACAACAGAAACAGCAGTTGTAACTGAGCCCGTAATCGCAACTAACATTGAGCCCGCTTTACTGGAGAAAATTAAAAATGCAGCTTCCTGAAAGTATTAATAAATTAACGACAGATATATCTGCAAGCGCATTAACACCTAAAATACAGACACCACCGTTAGTACTAGATGATCTTGTTCTTTTAGTTAGACGAGCACTCACCACAAAAGAACTTACAGATTTTGAATTTGGTTTAGCGTATTTTAATTCAGACGTTAAATCCGATAGACAAATTATTAAAAATTATATAAAGATGCTTTGTGAGGCCTATATAAAATCTCTTAAAGAAAGTAGCGTTAATGAGGAATATAAAGACGGTATTAATACAGGGTTGAAGCAAACTATTGACGCAGTGCAGCAAGGTTTCGACGCGCTCTATAGCGTTATAATTAATTTAAATGAACAAAAGAATCTTCTTGACCCTAAACAGATTTCCTTGATAATACTTGGATATGCAATTGGAACCATTAAAAAAATATATAACTGTTGAAACAAAAACAAAAAAACATAAGCTAAAAGTAGAAGAATATACTCGTTGGCTTTGTTTAATTGAAGCGCTAGATTACATTACGAAAAAAGCTTCGCAGTTTAAAGTTGATCTGCAGGGTAAAGATGTTGACTGGGTTAAGCCGCTAGCATTTCAAAAATATATTACAGAACGATATGAATCGATGATTGACGAGGTTGGTAATCATGAAAATGTTCGTATCCCCGTAATAGTAAAACCTGACATATGCACTACATCGTCGGAACTCGTTTCGCAGTAACGCCCGGTATTAAGTTTGCTCGCGGAGTTCGCGACAAACAATTTGTACCTGGAGTTACATATGCGCTATTAAACATTACTAAAGTGGAAGAGCAATATAATTATAAGTTCAAAGGGTCTAACGGTGTTGTTATTGATGTTCTGTTTTTAAGTTGCAACGAAGGCGATCAATTTATTGCTAAATACCGTAACGAAAAGTTACCTGTTTCAAAAGCTGAATTAGACGAATTTTTTAGATTAGATTAATACCCACCATATACATTTGAATAATCTGTATCTGAGTTGAAGACAGCTTTTGATGCATCATCAACAGAATATGTATAAGGTTTATCAGCACCTGAAGCAGCAGGATTTTTAGTGTCATCGAATATTTGTTGATTCTGAGCTTCTGGTGTAACACCAGGTTCAAAAGAATACTCAAAACGTTTTGCTTTAACCAACCAAACATAATGACCGGCTAATGCATTAATCTGTGCAATATCTTGATCTAATCGTTGTGTAATTTCATATATATTACCATTTCTACCACCCGGTCTATCACTACCATACTCCGTTAACTGAAATAGATCACCTGATTTAGGTTCTGCACCAAAGCCAAACGTATCATAGAACGCGCTTATATGAATAAACGCTGTTACCTCATCATCTGATACTAGTCCAAACTTACTTAGCATTAAGGCATTCTCGTTTAAATTCATGGCGATTACAATATACTGAGGTGGCGAATATGCTTGTGTAGGGTGCTCACCGTATAGCATATCTGCACTCAACGTTGTTGTATTATTAACAATATACCCTACTTTTTGGCCATAAAGATGTATCTGTTCTCTCCAATAGTTAGAGATTGCGTTTCGTTCACATGCATTATTCTCTTTGTCTGTATATCTAAAGCAATTTTCCTCGTAAAAAAAAGGATATATTTTAGGTTCTGGATTACCTGTATAATAATCTTTACTTTCCATATTATTTCTCCAAGATGGCCTTGTATAGTATTGGATCAAACTTTATAGTAATGCCTGTATTACCAAGCTTTTTAGGTGCTTGCTGATCAAAATTAAGATTAAACTCCTTTTCAATCTCTGCAATATCCTGTACATTTAAAACTATTTTACCTGATGGTTTGTTCAATAAGCTTTCTACTTTCTGGTTCTTCTTTATTGTTCTATGCATATGCGGCACAAATCTGCCAGGATGCTTGGAATGCGAACTTACATCTCTGCCCACAGGATTCATATGACGCTTCTTCATTCCTATGTCAGTGTTTTCAATATAATATTTCTTAAACGTCATATAGATATTTAAGCAAAAAAAAGGGCCTAATTTGACTTAGGCCCTAATTTTTACTATTTTTGATTAGTTAGTTTATTTTAAACCAGCGAGATACGAACCAACCTTCGATGTCTTGCTGCTAACTACGTTAGCTTTGCCCTTAGGCGATGTTGAGGCACCACCCTTTACACCGCTTCCTACTAGAGCATGGCCTTTTTCACCATCATTACCACATTTGTCAGTGACTTTACCATCACCAGCACCGTGTGATACTAAACTCTTTGTTACATCACCGACCTTATTATCCTTCTTCTGAAGGCCTTGACCGGCTGAGGCAGGAACTTCTTTAAGTTCAGTAGCTTCTTTTGCTACTTCTTCTTCTTCCTTATCCTCTTCTTCTTCTTCGTTATCTTCATCAGCACCTACGGCAGCGGTCATTTCGCTATCTTCAGCACCGGCTTCTTCACCCGTTTCTTCTCCGGATGTCTCTTCACCACCGATTACTGTGGCGAGAAGTTCATGAAGCTTAACAGCTAAATCATGCGGAAGAGTTAACGTTACTTCTTCCTTTGTTTCACCTTCTCCAGCGTCAGCTGAAGGCAAACCGAGGGCAGCGGCATCTGTGGTGTCGGTGTCAACGGTTTGATCGGACATTACATCCTCATACAATTTATCAAAAATAGATTTACTCATACAATTATTTATTGTTTGTACTTCTGTTTTTTCATAGTTTTGTGAGAATTTCTTAGGTTCAAAGAAATTTTCTTTTTTCTCTGTCTTAGGATCAATAAGATCCTTCTTAAAGCCGTCAGCGTTTTCCGGGCCAGAATCTTTTTGGACGAACGCTTTTTTATCAGCAGTAGCTTCGACAGGCTTTTTATCTTCAGCCTGCTTAAAAGTACCCTTAGGAGGGAATACTGATTTCTTTTCTTCGATGACGTTCTTTTCATAGAAGTCACCCATTTCTACTAGCGTTCTAGTCTGGTTCATATTAAGTATTTAATAGATATATGCCTAAAAAACCAGAAAATAAGTTTTATTTAGGAAACGAAAACCTGCCTACTTCAGAGGCTGTCTTTGATTACTCTGAACACCCTGAATGGGTAGAGGATATAGCTAAATCGAGAAAGAACATCTTATACTTTGCAGAGAACTTTTTCTTTATTACTAATCTTGATGAAGGTAAGATGAAAATTAAGCTTCACAGTTATCAAAAGCGTATATTAAGAAGCCTTAGAGATAGTAGATTTGTTTGCCTATTGGCATCAAGACAGGTAGGAAAAACAACTCTAATGACAATATATGCATTATGGATAGCTTGTTTTTTTGAAGATCAGCGCATTTTAGTTGTTGCAAATAAAGAACAGACTGCTATTAATATCTTTAAGAGAATACGATTAGCTTATGAAAAACTGCCTAATTACCTTAAACCAGGAGCTGTAGAATATGGTAAAACTGCAATGTCACTCGGTAACGGAAGTAGTATTGGTATTTCGACTACAAGTAGTGATGCTGGTCGAGGTGATAGCTGTAACGTTCTTATCTTGGATGAGTTAGCCTTTATTGATAATCATCTTGTTGAGCAGTTCTGGAGTTCAGTATATCCAATTATTTCCTCGTCTAAAAAGTCTAAAATATTTGTGGCGTCAACGCCAAACGGTACAGGAAATCTTTTTCACGAGCTTTACTCCGGTGCCATTGATGGTAAGAATGATTGGAAGGCGGAAAAGGTTGATTGGTGGGAGTTTCCCGGTCGTGATGAAGCGTGGAAGGAAAAAACAATCCGTACTTTAGGTAGTAGAGAGGTTTTTGATCAAGAGTTCGGAAACGTTTTCTTGCAGACTGGAGAAAGCGCGCTTGATGAGAAGGTGTTTGAAGAAATGAAGAGTGAGTGTACTGAACCAAAATTTGTTTTTAACGAGGGAAAATATTTGATGTGGGATGAACCTGATAAAGAAAAAATTTATGTTGCGGGAGTAGACATAAGTGAAGGAGTTGGTGAAGCGGCGAGTGTTGTACAAATACTAGATATTACCGATCTTAGAGAAATTAAGCAAGTTGCAACTTACCATGACAGAACAATTAGCCCTTATAATTTTACAACTAAGTTACACGAAATATTACAGCACTGGGGATCACCTCTTGCTATGATTGAAAGAAATAATTGCGGCGCACAAGTCGTCGATCAACTTAAAAATACTTTGAATTACGAAAATATTGTCTCTTACGGAATAAAAGCTGGCCCTGTTAATTTTAATAAAATCGGCGTACAGGCCCATACCAACACAAAATATAAAGGTGTTATAAATA